GATCTAAAGACCCCATTCCACTGTGGGTGGCAGGTCATTGGATCGTAGTTTAGCGTCGTTGCGGACGGATCCCTTGCCTCATTGCGTTGACCTAGGCTGATTAAGCCATAAGGTCCACTGCGACTGGGAGGTCTCCTTGATCATGAGGAGCCCTGCCGGTCGCGTCGTAGTTGGGTATGCGTGTTCGCCACAGTTGGAATCTCAGGATAGTACTAGCCCGAGCCGCCTTTTCGCGACTCTTAAGAGCTTTCCTAAAGAAATACCTACGAAGTTCTTCGCCGGTCTTTCCTGGTCCCTTTATCCACGCATGTAGCCTCAGAGCTCGACACATCAACGCATCCAACTGGAGCTCAAAGTCCTCATTTCTTTGAAATGGGCCAATGAACTCTGTGGATTCGTAAGATGGACGAACCTTCTTGAGGTACTGCAGTGCCGCATCAACACTAACTGGTTTATCTCCGAGTTTCTCGAGTATGAGGGTCTCTTCGAGGTGCCGCATCGCGTAAGTGGCCACTTTCCTTTGAGTGAAAGTGATCCTAAATTCGCGACCGTCATTCTCGAGGCCCAAACCTCCGAGTTTCTTGTGGACAAACCAATTAGGTTCAAAAGCGCCCCTCCCCCGTGGTAGCTTAGCCTTGATCGTCTCCATTAAATGGTGGCGGCCAAGAGCTTGCGCGCGAGGTCGAGGATGCTCAAGAGCCTTCCAGAGTGTATCTGCTTGGGTTACCATCCTGACAGGTTCATTCTTTACGCCATGACCAATAGCCAACGCGCGATTATAGTATACGACTTTCCCCGCTCCTGCTTTTGCTAGAATGCTATTAATTAAGTAGAATTTCTTGTGCACGTAAGTTTTCACTTCGTTCACTTCGAGACCCACTTTAGCACTGCAAGAGCGCCACCTGTCATGATGGCCGATCTCCCCCCTAAAGAGGATATCGTCACCATTAATAACAAGTGGAGAGCGAAGAACGTCAAGGCGCCGAGTAATACCAAGCGTCCTCATGTATGTCGATAGATTAATAATGCATAATAAAGGAAAGCTCAAGGGGTGACCCATGAGCTGTCCTCTTGTCTGCCGAACCCTCTCTCCGTCGGGATAGACTATTGTCCCACCCGAGAAGGATTTGAGTGCAGCCATACCAATTCGCGTTTCCTCGAGGCCGAGATTCCTAAGAATTCTCGACATCGCGGTTAGCGTGGCATCCATATGCATATTATCCGTCGCACTGCTATAATCACCGGAAACATAATTGTCTCCGTCGTTGCGAAACTCGTCACTCTCCATCCGGTACCTCAACCGATCCTCGAAGTCTGGGACCATGGAAGAAAATTCCATGTCTGCCCACTTCTTTAAGAGGAAAGATTGAAGGCGCCGGAGACAGGTCAGACTACTGACACCCTTCGTGATCACTCGGAATTTCAGAGGTTCCGGAATTGCCTGGTATTCCCAGACATTCTCGGTTCTCATGAATTCTTCGAAGCAGATCCTCTCCTGTTCTTGGGAGAAGACCTCTACGAGGTTGAAGGGCTCGTTAATATGAGCTGACTTGTCGAGAGAGACGTGACCATGGTTGCCCCCAGCCGAGCGGTTGGACTCCACGCAAGCGGAGAAAGTTGGAACGCAGTCCCCCGGATCCGTGTACTTAGTACCCGGAGGGAAGACGACGTCTACAGCTCTCTCAATCCACTCGCGTGATTTCTTACTGGAGGCGGCAATTGACGACATGATCTTCTTGTGTTTAACGATAGCTTCGAGCTCAACGCATTCTGCGGCTTTTAAGCAGCAGCGCTTGGCTTCATATAAGCTTCGTACGAACTCCATTGATCTAATGGAACCATTAACACTTCGAAGACATTGGCGGCGAATCAATTGCCATAATGTCCCTGAGAAGAGCGGATGCCCCACTGTTGCATCCAGTCTCTTACCCATACCCTTTGCGTGGATGAGGGTTAATTCATCCTTAACGCACTTCTCGAACTTACTTTCGACGGAAGCTGCAACTAGTCTCTTATACAATGCGTAGAAGTGAAAGAGTAATTTCTCTCTTTTCTTCCTTGCATCGTTAAGGTACTTTGCACTTACTTCCGGACAGTAAATGTCGAGGCATTCTGCCCAAGCGGTGTGAAGCGCGAGAGCAACGCGGACCTCGTTAGGTTGAGAGTTATTAACTTCCTCTCTTCCCGACTTGGCCCGCGCGGTGCCAAAGCTTTCGCCTCGGCTAGTCGGCCCGGTATACTCCGGACCTCGGGTTTTCGAACTCGATGTCACCCGTGAGACACTACCGTTCTGCTGCTTAGAATGATCAAAAAACAGTGAACTGATAGGGAACGCGACGTTGCCTTTAGGAGATTCTTTTTTCTGGAGCTCCAGCGTCGTGGTCAACACTGGAAGGACCTTGGAGAACTCAATCCAAGGAACCTGAAGGTGGTAACGAGGTGATTCAACATTTGCTTGAACCGCCA